TATCAATACTATTCTTTACTATAGTTACTTTTTTCTGTGCAGAAGTTGTTGAGAAGTCATCTACAAAAAATCCTGACTTAAATCTATTAAGACCATTTACATCTCTAATGAATAGATTTGAAGTATCAGTTTCTAATAGAGAAAGTGAAGTATAATATTCTAAGTTCTTGATTCTATTTTCAAGAGAATGAATATCCTTCATTCTATATCTCTTGTGTTCTGCAAGATTTAGACTTGCATCATTAACATTACAGAGATATGCTGGTAATGTAATAGTTGCGATATTTAATGCATCATCAATATCCACTGGAGGTTGTGGATTATCTGCAGGTTCTCCTTTGTTTAGCTGGAATACGCCATCTTTTGTTAAATAAATTTTATCAATTCTTGGTAAGTAATAAGAATAATTTAACAGTATAGATTCATCGGATGCTAAAACATTAGAAGCAGAATTTCCACTTGATGTGAAACTTCTAGCATTAAATTCAAATGGAGATAATGCCGATGTAGTTACTGCAAAGTTTGAAACTCTTGGTCTAATATCAAGAATATCTGTGTTTCTAATTCCATTTACACTTGGAATGTCGCAATAATCAAATTGATTATATGAATCTGCAGTGGTAATATTTCCAGTATCTGAAGTTGAAAAACTTGCAGATTCGTAAACAATCTTTAGTTTTCTAACTGGTTCCTTTGAATTTGATTTTCTTGTAATTCTAGAGTAGTCATAAATTGTATTTCTTTGACCATTATCAAAAGTATAATTTGCAGTGATGTTATTATCACCAGCATCAAACGCAGTGACAGTAGCTGTTATGCCTGATTCTTTAAATGTAATTATTTCACCCACTTGGAATCTATTAGAATTCAATACCACATATGATATTTTTGTTGCATTTAGTTTTTCTGCATAAACACCAACTGCACTACTGGTAGATCCTACAAATTCTTCGCCAACTAACAAATCATCAGTTTTTCCTGTTGGACTAATAATTGAAGAAAGTGTTAGATTTGGAAGTTCTGGTTCAGATGTATCATTTGATTCATATATTCCATATAGTATTGTTACATCTGGTTCAAGTAAACAAATATCTTCGTCCTGAACTCTTGTTCCATATGGATAAGTTCCATAAGTAAGTCCATCATTATTCGTAGTGGCACCTACACCGGAATAAGCATACTTAGACTTATCAACTACAATTGTCTTTACTCTATTTTTATTCTTAACTTTTGACTTAATATTTGTTTTTCTTAATGTTGCAATTAATCTTCCTGTTCCAGAAGTAGTTTGTAATCCATTAATCGTTAATTCTCTACCACCATTAGAAAATACAAGTTTATCTGAACTTAAACTCTCAGTAACACCAGAATTAGTGATAAGTACATATCTTTCTTCATCAAATGGTAAGAAAGTTTCAGTGGATTCTGCAGAAACTGTATTCGTAGAATTGGCAGTAATAGTTACATCATATTGATTTCTTACGGTTAATGATGAGTCCGTCAAGTCCACTGAAGAAATATTTCTCTTTGGTAATGTTGTATATAATGTATTATCAATTGATGACTGGAAATTAGAATATAAAACTCTAAAGTCACTTGGGTTAATGTCAGATGTAGGTAGTCCACCATCACAGACACCGGAAACTGTAGTTACACCAGAAATTGTAATAGAACTCTGAGAAACTGTTTCTATTTTAGCAAAGGTATTTACCGATAGACCTGGATTTGAAAATGCAACAGTTCCTCCAACAGTTGCAATTCCTGTGAAGATAAAGTCAGAGGAGGTTACAGTGCTAATCCCGCCGCCAGTGGAAGTTATTTTTACTTGTCCAACATTTGCTAATACAGACTGCTTAATATCTGCAGTAAATGTTGATCCACTTCCCACTATTCCATACAAAGATCTTACTTCATTTGTAGAATATGCCGTGAGAGCAGTGGAAACTCTTGTATTTTCTATACCATCAAATATAAATTTTTCACCAACTAAAAATGATCCTTTCGTATTATATGCTGTTATAATACCTGAATTGGAAGCATTATATCTTAGGAAACCAGTTGCCCCACTAGATTTTCCTTTAATATAAGTTGGTGTAGTAAGTGTGATTGGTTCATTTAAAGAAATTTCAGTATAAGTTTGAATATCATATAAAGCAATATCCCACTCATTAGCATTTGGAGTGGAAGTGTTATAAGATCCAGACTCCAGTGCAAAATCATATACTCTTGCTAGTCCTATTTCTTTTCCTGCAGCACTAGTCTGGTTTGACCCTACTCTACGATCTCTTAAACTTAATGCATATGAAGTTGAAATTCCAAGTGATGGTGATCCATATACTCTGTTGAGAGTATAAGTTGGTCCTGTAATATAATTTACGCTTTGATCTTCTAGTAATTTTGTAGTTCTTGGTTTTTCAAAATCAAGATATGTTGTTCCTACTACATCTATTTCATATCCGCTTACAAATGCCTTTAATGGGGATATAACATAAGTTCCTAACTCATCAGATGCTTTATTATTATTGTATGTTAATTGTCCATCTCTAAACACACCATTATTTCCTTTTAGATCATCTAGAGTTTCATTAACAACAAGAGTTGGTGGTTTTACATAATAATTTCCAGATTCGTCATATGTTCTTCTTGCTAGCTCCTTCTCAAAAATATTATAATCAGGATTGGTAATCTGTTGTTGTAAAATTCCATTTCTAACTTCTAAAAGTTGTACAAAATTAGAAGTTAATTCTGAAGATGTATTATCTAATGGTATTTTTGTAAGTATTGCCTGAATCTGCAATCTGTCAGCACCTGGTGCCGCATAATTTGAAAATCCCTGAGCATTGTCATTAATATCAATATCAAAATCGGAATTTACGATAGTTTCTGTAACTTCTAAACCAACTTTATAACTTGGTTTATTTCCATATTGATCTAGAAGAATTGATTGTTCTTCAACATCTACAAAATGTCCTCTTAAATAATAAACACCATTAGATATGTGAGCAGAAGAGGCAATTGAATTTGGATTTCCACCTATAGTCAGTGCAAATCCATCTCCGGGTTGAATAATTACTGAATTATCTTCATTTATAGTACTTGTTTCAAATATTCCGTCTTCTACGATTAAAATTTCATCCGCAGCAAAACCTTGTAAACTATTAGTAGCAGTATCTGATCCTAAAAAATTTACATATAGTGTATTATTTCCTCTTTCCGAATTAGTTAAATCTAAAATTCCAACTACCTGAGCTCTAACACCACTACTAGATCCTCTAATTCTTGCGCCAATCAAATAAGGCAAATAATCTATAACTAAAGATCCAAGATAATTTTCTTGAAGTTCTACAGCATAATAGTTATCAATGTAATTAATATTTCCGGGAATTACAACCGATCCTTCTTTAAAAAAGTGATCTCCAAGTTGTTCTATTTGACTTTGGAGAGTTGATTGTAATGTTGTTAGTTCTCTAGCCTGTATTGGATAACCTGGCTTAAAAAGAACTCTATAGTATTGATTTTCTCGATCAAAGTCATCAAAATATGGAAATACGTTTAGGTTAGTTTGCTGTGGCATAATTCTTTAGAATTGCAAAATGACTTTGATATCTTCTTTTTGATTAGATGACCTAGTTATGGAAGGTCTATTATCAACATAAATTATATTACCTGAATACTTCTCAACCTCTGGATTTGAGGTTCCATTAAAAAATGTTTGCCCAAGGTAATACTTTCTATTATTTATTGTGGTAGAGACACCTGTAAATGATGTATCAATACCAAGACCACTAACTCCAGATGCTGTAATTGTCAATGATCCACCTGTTTCTGGAAATGCTGTAAATCTATGCAATTTAAATCCATACAACGTATCTGGATTTTTAGATCCATCACTATTAAATCCAACCAAAGTTCTATCTTGCCAATACTTTAATACTCCAGTATTCTTATCATAAGAAACTACTCTACCAACTGCAGTAGATCCTACACCAATAGTTTGAGATATTAAACTGTCAGCAACAAAATTTGCGGTGCTATATCCAGTTCCTACTAATTTTAAGGCAGATAGTGAACTAGCTTTACTCTCATTTAAAACCGAGTCTGAATTATAAGACAAAGGATTTTGTACTATTCCAACTCTTGCTATTTGATTTCCTGTTATAAAGTCTGGATTTTCATTATCATTTTCAATCCTTGAATAAACTAAAACTCTGTACGCACCCAACTCTCTATAAATGTCATATCCATGTCCGTTTTGTGGTGGAATAATAACATCAAAAACTGGACTAGATGATCCAGTTGGAACATTTCCAGAAACTAAATCAACTGTTCCATAAGTATATCCAGAACCACCATTTGTAACTATTACAGATCCTACTTTTGAGTCGGCATTGACTGTAATAGTACACTCAGCTCCAGCGCCATCGCCGTAAATAGGAACTCTGGTATAAGTTCTACTTGCAGTTCCTAAACCTACGCCTCTATTAGTTACTGTTACAATTTTAATTTGACCACTTGTTAGCGCATTATTTCTAACTGCAGAATAATCTGAATTTGTTTCCCAATCAGAAGGAACAGGAATAAAATTAGTAGAATCAAATTTTACCAGTTCACTTGGTTTAATTGTAAACAAATATTTCCATATATAACCGTCTTCACTGTCTCCCGCTGATCTTGGTTCTAAATCAGTAAAAGTTGGCTCATCTAGAGATGGTTTTCCGCTAGGATTTTCTGGATCAACACCATTATAAAGACAAATATAAACTCTATAATCACTATTAACTACATAGTAGTTTGCTGAATATAAATTTGTGGAATTTGATGGTACTGATACTTTAGTTCTATTAATATCATGCCTATACATATCATAAATTGTTCCTGTTGTCCAAGTGACTTTTCTAACCACTTGACGAACATCACTACTCAAAATTTTCTTCAATGCAATCATTGTATCCCAGTAATCATTCTGTTCATCAAAAGAATCTTTTGGTGCTGGGGGAACAGAATCCCAATTTGCATCGTAATTTGATGCATTTGGAAGACCTACAAAGGTATAATAGCTACTTGTGGTTGAAGTAGCTGCTGCGACAAAATTCTTTGCGTTTAATACTCTAAGTTGATCAGTTATAATTGCAGACATTTTACCGTTTTTTATCTATTTATAGTTATTGTTGTAATGTAGTTGAATATCCAACGTATCTCAATGGATTTAATCTTTGAACAATTGGTGATGTAGAAAGACCAGATATGCCATTTCGAGTATATGCTGTAAAGATTGTAGGATTCTTTCTTGTAGGAACACTTATTCTGCCCCAACTAAATTCACCATAGAAATTACTAAATCCAGTTCCAGTCAATCCATTATAATTCAAGACACTAACCACAACTCTTGAAACGTTAGTTACGCCGACTCCAGGAACGCTTGTAGATGCTATAGAAACTGATGCAACCTTATAAACATTATCTAAACAAGTTGTACCAACGCCAACAATTGATGAGTTGGAATCTAGAGAAGTAATACCAAATCCAATATTAGAATTGAAAACTGTAAAGTAATAATCTGTCTTAATACCACTAATACCAGTTGTTGCAATTCCAACATTAATATTAGTATTTCTTAAGTAAGAATCTGTTGGAACAAATAAATCAAATACAATTCCAGTGGATGCAACACCAACAGTGGTAGTTTTTATACCAACTATAATTCCAAAATCACCTTCATAAGTAACATCTTCAATTTTCTCATAATTAAGTGCTGGATACTCAATTAAAACTTGAGGTGGTTTGGATGAAGTATATCCAGATCCAGGATTTGTAATTGTAAATGAAGTAACAATACCAGAAGTGATAGAAGAAATCACTAAAGCAGTACTTCCTATTCCTACAGAAGTTCCAAATCCAATTGGATTTGAGATAGTAACTGAAGGTGTAGTTGTAAATCCAGATCCACCATTAGATAGAGAAATAGAGGAAACTGTTCCTGCGGCAGATACTATTGCGGTTGCTGAAGCACCTACAATAGTGTCCTGAGAAGTTACTAAAATCTTCGTCTTGAATGGTATTGTTGCGTTTTCTCTAGAATCATCAAAGAATATCTTTACGCTTTGTACGAATATCTCAGTTGAACCAATACCAACGTTACTAATAATATTTGATAATGGTTGAATGAGTGGCTCATATAACTCTCTATCTTTTCCAACTTCCTTTCCATTAATAATCTTATCCTCAGTTTGTCTACACCAAATAAGTGGTCTAGACAGATTTTCATCAAGTGTTAATCCTGGTCCTGGATATGAATTTGTTTGAATGGTATCAGAAGCAACTATTTCGGTAACAAGTCTATCTTCTTCTTTGAGCAGAGTATTATCACTATTCAGTCTTACATCGTCTCCAATTTTTATAGTCTCTAAAATATCGGCAAAGAGAACATCTACGGACTCAGTTCCTTTATAGAAAATGATCTTACAACTATCTCCTTCCTTTGGAGCTTCTGTAAACGTTACAATACTACCACCTCTAAAGATATATCCAGATCCTGGAACTTGCAGTACATCATTAATAAAGACTAATAAAGTTGCTTGAACGTCAATATTTGATCCAACTCTTGCTCTAATTGATGTTTGTGTTCCATTTATCTTTATTGGGAACGTTCTTCTTGTTCCATTAAATAAGTTTTCTATTTTATCAATTACTTGAAGGTCTCCTACTGACCAGGCAGAAAAAGCATCAGAAAATACTTGATCAATGGATAATTCAAAATTTCTAAACGGTTTAGAAGGATCAGTAGGTATTCCAGTTAATCCTCCAGTAGGTACAGTCAGTACTTCTGAGACCTTATAAGCATATCCAAGATTTTTAATTTCAAAATCAGTAATACTAGATGCCTGACCAACAACAACGTTTACAGTTGCTGCAGTTCCAATACCTGAGTATCCAGAAGCATATATCAGAGGAATATTTGAGTAACTTAATGGAGAATCAAATACTACTATAGGAGGATTGGATGAAGTATATCCTGAACCAGGATTAGTGATAGTAACATTATTGGAAATATGTCCAGAAGAAATGGTTGCAAATCCGATAAATTCATAATTAACATTTCCAGTGCTTGCAGTTTTTACTCCAACATCCACAAACCCAACAGTTGGTGAATTCAGACTTATCAATACTGTGGAATCTGCAGTGATTCCCTGTGATGATGTATTTCCACTACCTATCAGTACATATGATGCTCCCACACCAACTATGGGAACGTCTATGAATGTGGATCCTATGCCAATAGTGTTGGATGAAGACAGACTTAACTTTTGAAGAACGCCATTTGAATTATCGATAGGAATGACAGTAGATCCAGCACTAATTGAAGTGGAGGTTTGTGTGATTATTTCATACTTTGATTGACCTCTATATCCAGATCCAGTGCTTCCAACACTAATTGAAGCAATTGTTCCTCCAGATGAAACTATTGATGTTCCTCCTGCAGATACTAATGGTTGATAACCAAATCCTTGAGTAGAAGCAACCGAAACAATTACTCCACCTCTAGGTATACTTGCGGTATTGATATCATAAGATGTTGATGAAATACCTCCAGTAAATGCTAGTGTAGTTATTCCAGCACTATCTGACATCTTGTAATCACCTTGAATGTTGATGGATCCAAGTCTTTGTGGCTCTTGGAATATGTTGTTAATCAGAAGAACTATAGAACCTGTTGAAATTCCATTTACATTAGACTTATTTGAAGTTAATCTAAATTGAGTAGTGATTCCTGTAAATTCTTCAGATAATCCATCAAAAATATAGTTTTTATTATATGTTTCAGAAGTTCCGTTTTCAATGCCAGATCTTAAGAAAACTCTTCCGCTGAATGTAGATCTCGTTGTAATTCCAGTATAGTCTCTAGAATCTGGTTTATTTGTAATTGTTCCTATTGGAGAATTTCCATAAGGTGCTTCTACAAAATGTATAGTGTTGTCGATAATATTATAGTTTCCAGTAATCTTCGTTACTAATGATCCACCTGAATGAGTTTCTGGATCAGTACCCATCCATCCTCTATCAACTAACAGAGCATTAGTACTTCCAAAACCTACAGTATTAACTTTTACGATTTCATTTTCAATTTTAAGCAAATCTCCACCAAATATTGAAGTTATTCCAGAAAGAGTAATAATATTTTCATTTAATGGAGCAGAATTTGACAAAAATGTAGTTGTTGAAGTTGATACAATAGGTGTTTGAATTAGATTGTCAATAGAAACTAATGCTTTTGCATTTTGTTTTAATGAAGTTAATTTATGCGTAGTTCCAATACCAACCGAAGTCAAATTAAATACTTCTGGAACACTCTTTAAAGCATTTTCAACCGATGATGCCAATTTAATATTAAGATCATTTATCTTAACAACAAAAACACTTGATGGTAGTTTATCAGTTGTTCCTATTCCAGTGATAGTTGTAGTTGCAATTCCAATTGGAGATCCGTCACCTTCACTATATACTAACTCTTCTCCGGTAACAAAATAATGCTTAGGAATTCTTATTGTATCTTTTGTAATATCTACAATTGTAGAATCTGAAGCATTAAATGCTCTTTGGAAAATAGGATTTTGTTGATGATATAAGTTAAATGATTTTTTAATTGAATTATAAGTTCCTTGATAACTTGTAAACTTGGAATCAATTCTTGCATTTTCCAAACTATAGAATTCAAAAGAATTATCTACATCAACAACGCGCATAGCGTGCTGATAAACTCTAACATCAACATTTATATTTGGATTTGGTGTAAAATACAAACTGGTTCCTGTAGCACCAACACCAACTCCCATTGTACCTAGTCCAGAGGAAGACTCAACTATACCAAACTCAGCAAGATATGCATCAGTATCATCATCAACAACTGTAATCTCTGATGCTTGATATGTATTATTTGTTTTGTCCTCAACTACTACAAAATAATATGCTCCAGAATGATCCAAACTATAAGTTGAAATTTTATTTTGTGTTGGTGTGGGAGACGATGATATTGAAACATAACTGGACTGGACTTGACCGGTATTAAATGTCAATGATCCCGTATTAGTTCCTATAGTGCTTGCTACAGAAACTCTAACTGTATTGGCAATATATGTTGTTCCTAATCCAACATTTGGAGTAAAATCTAAGTTTATATTGGATCCAGAAATATAAGCGGTGTAAGAACCTATTCCATCTCCAACATATCTAACTCTACTTTCGTTTGAAAGTTGTCCATATTCAAGAATGCTTACATTATTTCCATCATGAATAAGAGTCAACTCGTTAAATTCATAATATGTTCCGTTTGTGGACGAAAGTTCTACTAATACTTTAGATGCTCTATATGTTGATCCAATACCAACAATAGTTGTTTGTGAAGAAGTTCCTGATGGTATGGTCGCAGTGGACGATTTTAATTCAACAATATTTCCAAGAGATGTACTTCCAATTCCAGAAATAATATCAGTAATTCCATAAGACATCACACTAATATCATAATCATTAACTAAGAAGTTCAATGGATAAAATCTTAAAGTTCCTTCAGATCCAAAAATAGAAAAATCAAAAGATCCTAAATCTCTATTAGTTTCAACTCTTGCATATTGACTCAAATAACCTTCTAGTCCATCATGTAATAATGAAACTAGATAGACCTGCCTCAGACCAGTAAATCTTTTGTCTCTTACATAAGTTACATATTTTTTAGATCTTATATCAGATAGTCTAAAGGTATCAACATTTGCATAGTTGTTTTCTGCAGGAACATTTGAAAACTGATCACTGAAATCATCAATCATTAAAACTCTATTTCCAAGTGATTGGAATTCATCTTGGAGAGAGACTGTATTGAGAATAATTTCATTTGAAATATAACTATCAGAAATTTTTATGGTTTTTTCTCTAGCAAGATCAAAATCATTAATACAATTTAGATCTATTTCTTGAATTAAATCTGATATGCCAATAAAACTTCCTTCGTTTTGTGCAGTAGATATTCCCGTAAAAGATGCATCAATAGACTCAATTTCCAAGTCCCCAAATTTTTTGAAACCAACTGTGTGGTTTAAATTACCAATAGATTCATTCCAAGTTTCATAATCAACTTTCGATTTAATAGAATATGAAAAATACTGATAATAATTATTATCTGAAGTTACTTGTAGTGCATTATTTAAGAATCCAGTTTCTTTATTCCACCCCTTGTTCACTACTGCAGATGGGCCTATTAAATAAACAGCATTAAAATCTTGCACATCTCCAATAGTTCCTTTGGCGTTTGAAGTTTCTCCTCTAATAAATTTACCTTGATCAAATGAATCTGAAGAAGAAACTTTAAGCTGTTCTGTGTCAGAATTCCACTCCAATACAGTTCCAGAATAAGATTCGCTAGTAACCTTTTCACCTACTATAAATGCACCTGGTTTCAATACAGGATTAAAAACTGGAAAGTATTTTTCAGGAACAACGATGCCTGCAGAATTTTCTGCATTAAATGTTCCGGGAATTTCTGATCCAGATAAGTAATTTGAAAGATTATATGTAATAGAAGCTCCAGATCCTCCATATTGTGGACTTACTGAAGTTAATGTAAATAATGCATAATCGTAATTCTTTGAGTTATATCCCTTTGCAGTTGTTGCTATGCCAACACTTACATTTTCAACCAGAACTCTATCGCCAACATTAAATGGAAAAGTCTGACCAAAACTATAGTTTACACCAAGTTCTATAGTTACATCTTTTGTGGAATTGTTAAATGTTACATTGTCAATGGATACTCCATTTGAGTTATTAATAGGCACAATACGTGGTGTTGCATTATTAATTCCATCGGTATTTTTTATAATATCAACTTCTTTTGTTTTTATATTAAATTTCAAATCAACATCAGTAACGACTTTATTTGTAACTGAATCAATAACTACTAAATTTGGAGATAATGTGTAGTTAATTCCAACGGAAGAAACGCCGATGTTATCAAAAGTGGAAAGTGGTTTAACTTTTAATACTTGAGGTAGTTTGGAAGATGGACTCAGAGTAATATCTGATGGATAATCAAATCCAATATCATCAATGTCAATTCGATTAATGTTTCCAATTGAACTAGTGTTTGGATTTAAAATTGCATCTCTTCCAATCTCTGAAAATACTGAAGTTATTCCGGGTAAAGACTGATAATTTTTACCGCCGGACAATAAATCAATTTCACTAATTGCACCAATTGCTGTTTTAGAGTCTGTAAAATATTCAAAAAGTCCATCAGAACTTGTGTAGGATGTTTTTTCTGGATAATCAATTATATTGAATGTGAAAGTCGTTTGTCCAACTCCAACTACATTATGAAAACCAGAGTATGAACTTCTTGTTAGTTTTAATGTGTTATTAGAATCTACATTCTCATCGTCTATTATAATTTCCTTTTTAACCGTTGAGTTGTTGAACAAATCAACAGGAACCAAACGATAGTACAAATCTGTCTCTACGCCAGAGGTAGTTAATTTGACAGAAGAAGTAGAATCAATACCAATTTTTCCTGTTTTTATTACATTAAAATTAGAAGACCCTTCAATTTTATCAAAAACCTTAGTAAAGTTAGAATTGGAATAGATTACAAAATCAAATGCTGAATATAAATTAGCATTCTTTGTAAAGGAAAGTGATCTATCTGATAGATCAAAATTTATTGTTTGATTGGGAATAATAGGAATACTAGGATTGACTAATGAAATAGATCCTTCAGAAGCACTCGTAAAATCTATAATTTCTGGAACTTCTTTAGTCGCATTGTAATAACTTGAAGATAATTTAATGTAATCTTTATTATATCTCACAACATAATAAATTTTATCATTTTCCAAACCTCCAATTGAAGTTGTCGCACTATAAACTACTTTTTGTCCTGTAGTATACTCATGATTTTCAATGTATATCTTATTGTCTGATAAATTTACTGCGGATGCAGTGAAAGATCTTGGGTTAACAAGAAGTCTTTTGTTTTCATCATTATATTTAATTACTACATTGGTAGTAATTCCTGGAAGAGAATCAATAAAAATACTATCACCTCTTTCTAATCCATGAGTTGAAGCCGTGGCAACAGTAACTGTGTTTCTTAAAACTTCTCCAGTTAGAACATTGGAGTAATTTGTCTTAAAACTGTGATTAACACCAGATCCTACATTTGTAAAATAAACCGTTGATGTTAAGATACTACTGTTTATTCCTACAAATGATCCTGTTGATCCTAATCCAACTTTATTTGTAGAAATACCGATTAAATCATCAGATACTTTTGCAACATAAATTACTTGATTATCAAGTAATTGGAAACTTGAAGCACCATCATCAGAAACAAAGAATGGAGATCCTCCATTACTAGAGTAAATTAACTCATCTCCAGTGTTTAATGAATGTGATTGTAGATATATTGTTTTAGTCGGAACAAAAATATTAGTGATTCCAGCACCTGGATTTGAAAAATATAAAGTTGATCCGATTCCCACTCCAGAAGTCGTACCAAGACTGAGTGACTCTGTTGGATTAAAATATAGTTCTCTATTAAAATTAAAGTTAAAATTGCTGTTATTATTTCTAAATCCTATGGTAAATTTTCTTGTTTGTTCATATAAAACCGTAGATGCTGTATGAGAAACTCCTACAGTTGAATCATATCCTCTTAAAACCTTAATTCTAGAGGAAAGTTCATCTACAGAAAGAACTTTAACCTTTTCATTTTCAACTTTATAAACGTCATTTTCTCTAATATATGAGAAGTCTAAAGATCCATTTATATCAAAATAAGTGACAATTCCGGTAGATGTAGAATTTCCTACTGCTTTTGATAGAACTAAAGTGTGAGTATTAACTCCAACTACAAAAAACGAATTAAAAATCTTAACAGAAGTGCTTAAACCAGATATTGAAACAATATCATTGCTTATAAAACTATGTGGTAATGAAGAAAATCCTACAAGTTTATTTCCATTATTATATGGATAAAATTCAACTCCTTGTGTGTAGGTAGAAGCAAAACTAATTGATTTTATTTCTTTTCCTTTTACAAACGATACTTGTCCGTAAGCATTGAATCCACCAGAATTAGTATTATTAAAATTGATAGTATCTCCTACTTTATATCCAGAACCTCCAGTAACAACTCCAACATTAGATAGTTGTCCAACAGAAGTTGATCTTACAGTAACTACTGGTTTTCTAACTTTTAATGGATCAAATACGAAATCATATCCAGAGTTATTGCTTTTTAGATTGTATGGTTTAGTGTTCCTCCAAATTCCAGATTCTGTATAATTAAAATTATTTTGGTTTATGTTTCTATCATAATTTACATCAATTGGAGTAGATTTAAAAGTATTACCAACTATGTAAGGGAAAACTGGTTTTTTGTAATTCCTGAAGACACCGGCAGTTTCTGTTAATCCATTATTAATTGTAGTAAAATATGCATAAGTTCCGTTTGGATACTCTGGTGTTACACAAAATCTTCCATTATGCTCATCTAAATCTCCACTTGCATTATATTGATAATCTTCAACAAAAAATCCTTCTGGATATATTCTTTGTCCTGTAGTAGAAATTGGATCTGGTCTATCACTAGAAGGTAATGAAATATATCCAGATGTAAGTTCTCTTACAGATCCTCCTGTTTTTTCGCTATAACCATATGGTCCGTAAATTGGATTTCCATCGTATGCCCATCCAATTATAGGTGAGTGTGTGGTAGAAACTACCTCTCTATTGTTTACTAATTTTAAATCTGGTACATAAACTTTGTTCCCATTTACATAATCAATACCAAATACACTTCTTCTTAACTTTCTTGGTGCATATAAATGACAATATTGTGAACCACTTACAGTATATGAAGAGACCTCAACTACACCATCATCATCCACAATTTGTTCATCATTTAAATATCTTTCTACAGTGTTAATAGTCCAAGATTTTATTTTTACTTCGTGTGAGAATCCATTTCCAGAAGGAACTATATTTAAGAAAGTTCCCGTAGTATTAAATCCGACTCCGCCATTAACAACCTTTACTTCAACAATTTTACCAGAATTTACAATAGGAGTTAAAACTGCACCGGTTCCTATTCCCAAAACTTCAATTTTTGGTGCGGAAGTATAATTATTACCACTATTGAGAACTATAACTTCTGTTATTCTTCCTCCATTAAGTACGGGTGAAAGTTGAGCTCCTGATCCAATACCCAAAGTAATTTTTGGTTGTCTTTCGTAATTAATGATTTCAGAAGACCCATATCCAACACCAGAATCTTTAATAAAGATGTTGCTAATTTCTCCTTTAAAACTTGGTTGTAGTTTAGCACTAAAATCTTGTCCAGTTAGTGTAGATACGCCAATTTTTCCAGATACACTTACAACTATGTTGGGGTAGTTAAATGTATGGTATGAAGATCCTACCGAAGTCAGATTTATAAACTGTTTGGTTTTAAAATAAAAATCTTTATTTGTAGTAGCAATTCCAACTTGAGATAATTTGAATTCATCTTTATTTACTGCAGTAATATAATATGATTGATTATTTGATAATCCGCCAACTGCAGAACCTGTCGAATTATATACAACAATTTCTCCAGTTTTATAACCGTGATCAATTATTTTAATAGTATTTGATGAAGTGTGAATTCCGGAGATGGTGCAAGAAATTTTTTTATTAATATATCCAGAACCTAAATTCAATACACTAACATTTGATATTTTTCTCTTTGATAGTGTGGATTCTATTAGATGAATTCCAACACCATAAGAAGTTAAATCTACTGTGTTTATACCAGAAACAGCATCATCTAAAGTTTTATGCAACCTAACATTATATGCATCTTGAACAGAAACATGATACTGTGCATTTGTTGATAATCCGCCAACTCCAGTTTGTCCCTCAGTTAGATATGTAACTCTTTCATAATCTCTAAATTTATGATAAGATGAAAAACCAATTGTATTAGTAGTTAGATTAACAAATCCAGAACTTTGAATTGAATTGAATGATACACTATGCCTAAATGAAGTCATATTAGGTTTAGCATATGCTCCATATCCATTTCCACCTGTTATGGTTATAATTGGATCTTCAAGATAATCAAATCCACCATCTATTACATCTATTTTTTCTAATCTTCCGACAACGTGAGCAAAAGCAGATGCACCATAACCAACACTATCTTCTACCAATACAGTAGGTGTGTTAATTACATCATAATTTTCTCCGCCACCAATGACATTTATGGATTGAATTCCACCATAAAAAACTTTATCTGCAGATTTATAACTATAAGCTTCTACACCATTCACAAATATTCCAACTGGACCTGTTGGAGTCTCTGATACTACATCTGCAGAAACAGGTTTTGATATTTTTTTTATATAACCTTGCTGTGATAGCAGTGATATATTAAATTTTAATCTTTTAAAAATATTATTTTTTGCAGTTCCAGATACAGTTACAAATTTATTTTTATATAAATCCGTTTTACTGCTTGCAATTTTTATTGTAGTATTATCTACTCTTTTTACAAAATAAGTTTTTTCAGAAATATTCAAGTATTCATCTGGATTAAAAGCATTTCTACTGTAAACAATAGCATCACCAGTGATAAATCCATGTAAATTGGTTGGATTTCCAGAACTTAAATCTAAAGTTTCTCCATTAAAAATTCCAGAGAAAATAACATTAGTATTCTTTGTATTTACATCTTCGTCCAAATAATTTGGCAATGAATTGGATGTGACATATATTTCGTCTTCATTGTTTAAATAGACATTTTGAATATTAGCAGAGTATGAATTGACATCTGTGTAATTAGTGAATTTTGGTTTTTTCAAAATCCTCTCAATTACATACTTCAGAGTAAGATTATTAATCTTTACTCCTTCTACTACAATCGAATATTCATTACTAACACTTACAACTTTATAATTATCTTTATCGCCATTTGGATTTATTAATCTTAAATTATCGCCAAGTGAAAATGAATGTGGATCGTAAGTAGTTACTTCGTAAGTAAAAACATTTGTTATTAGATTAGAAGAATTAGGTCCGCTAATAGTTTTGACGTTATACTTTGTAGCAAGATTAAAAATCCAATTATTTGCTAATATACCTTTTGGATTATATCCTAAAGAAACCGCACTCAGTGAGTCGCCTTTTTTCATTAATGTGTTTCTTGAGTCATAATCGACTTCAGATAGAACACCAGTTATTCTAACCTTTACAGTTGAAACACCAACATTAGCATAAGCATACTGATTTAATTTTAGATCAGTTCCTGTTGGAATAGAAATAGAAGGTGATGATGTAATGTAAAATTGAGTGGTATTTTTGTTGAAATATGAAATAGTATAATCAATTCCATTTACATTAAAATCTAATTGTCCATTTGAGGGAAATCCAATAGTAGAATCAGCATCAATAACAGTGCTACTAGTAGATACTCCTGCAATTACTTTTGTAGACGGATGTATTGAAAAGTTTCCGTAAATAGATCCACTAACAGTAAGATCTTTATTATAATCATAGTCAAGACTTAAGACATAAAAGGTTCTTCCAGATCTTTGAATTTTCTCAACTTTAGTAACAGATCCATAAGCCTTATTATAGTCTCCAACTTGGTCTTGATATAAAGTCCTATTCTCAAGATCCATTGGATCTCCAGAAATAGACTCAACAACCAAATCTCTAACAACTCTATATTGAGCATCAGATGGTTTGAGTAAATAATCTCTTGGCTTAATTACACTTACTTCCTGTCCAAATAATGCCTTGAAAAGTAATTTGTAGGAATCATCAGTTCCTTTTGATGAATAAAAACTCTTTGCATTTTTAATAAAATTTCTTTCATCCAGACCTTCTGCAAGCGTTCTATTTTCAAATCCAGGAACTAATTGTGATTTTATTTTTGTTAAAAATTCTTTTAAGAATAAAGAACTTAAGTTTGCAACAGTTGTTTTTGAGGTATGTTCTGCAATTTCAGATGTTGAAAATACGAGTTGATCTGGTTGATTACTTGCTCTATAAGAAGTTATACCGCTAAACCCTCTAGTACAATCTTTGAAGGAAGTAGAAGTTTTTGATGAATAAAGTATGATTTCCGAATCAATTTGGATAATTCCATTGGTATCGGGAAATCCATATGTAGATGCGACGTTAATCGTAGTGTCTACAAATTCAACATCACTTGTCAAAATAGTTGAAGATGGAGATTCTACAACAAACTCTAAAACATCACCGGGAACAGCAGGAGTAACTAGTATTACTGAAGATCCATCTGTAGCAAAATAGTCAGTATCTTTCAGTAATTTAGTGCCATTTTTTAAGACAATAAGATCATTTACCGAATAACCACCACTAATTTCAAAGAAAGTTTGTGGAGATTGTGGTTTTACAGTAATTGTTCTGGCAAATGTTGATTTATAAAGTTCATCAACTTTTAAATATTGATCAATATTTTGAAGAATATCAAGTGTTGATCCTTGACCTTCTACAGAGTTGTAATACTCCTTAAGGAATTCACTAACAAGAGGATATTCTTCTAGTACAAAATCGGGAAGTTGATTTTGTACGATTGAACCAATTTTAATTCTTGTATCTGCCATCTTATTCTCTTACGATTGTTCCGTTGCTATAGCTTGCTGTTTTTGTGTAGGTAGACCCTGAAGGATCTTCTCCAGAAGATATTTTGTCTGATAAAGTATTTAACGTTACATTATCAATGCTTAAATTCAAATAAAGATCTTGTAGTCCGATTACATCATTTGATTCTGGTATTGCAGAGATTTCAATAATTGGTTCTCCGCCACTATCTTTACTCGTAGATTCAATTGTGATTGCACTTAAGTTTATTTCGCCCTTTACATAATCTATTGTTCCTGCATTTGCTTTAATTGTTTTGGACCCCTGAATTGAATCTAATTTGAAAATAAAAATAGTGCCAGTAAGTTTACCTTCATTTGGAATATCACTTAAGTAAACTGTATCTTGTACACCAGGAATTTTAAAACCAGAAGATTTAATATTAAATCCTCTGAGATCTTTTATGTGGAATTCATTTCCAAAACATATTTCGTATACCGCTAATCTATTTAACTCTGGTTTTAAATCACGTCTCATTTGAACAGTTGTAATATTAGACGTGATTGATTCATGACCATCATCAATAATCTTTAGGAATTTACTATACTTAAACCTTGCTCCATACTTATTCAACTCCGATGAATTCGCATACTTTTTGATATTATTAGAAACTGTACTTGTAATATATTCTGATGAAGGTGCTAGATTATTATTATAGTAAATTGTAGAGTTTATCTCTAGTATGAGGTACTTAAGATCCATTATTTCTGGAATAATTCCAGCAACCGAATATTGCTTTAATTTTTCTTTGATAGAATCCTTTATACTATTAGGAACAAAAAATCCATTTTCTGGTTTAATTGTAATAAAAACCTTTCCGTATTGTGGAGGACTCAAATCTTCTCCACCAAAAGCAGAAACCGATTCCGCCTCTGGATATATCTGAGGTATAATCGCCTCAAAATCACTTGCAGTTACGGCACGATTTTGTGCTGCATAGATTTTAGTTGCATATTTTTTGATTGAATCAACGGATTCAATTTCTCTACCTCCACCAGAAACAATATTTGTAGTAATTAAAGAAATCCCGCTAATTATATTAAATGAAGAATTATCAACAATTGTTCCATTGAAAGTAAATGAAGATACTCCATTTGCAGTTTCTCCACCTGTTATAGTATAAGAAATATCTACTATTTCACCACTAACAAGTTTTCTTCCGAGTATTCCATCGCCAAATAATAACTCATATCTTTGATCTTCAATCTCTTGAATAAAGAATATTTTTGAATCAGAATTTACTGATAAAATATTATTAGATTGAATGTATTTCTTTCTTGGTCCAAGTTGACCATCTCTTACATCTACTCTAATTAAAGAACTATCAACATTTTCATTATTTAAAATGTATCTTTGATTAGGCGTTAATGAATCTACAGTATATGTCTCAGTAATATATGTTCCTTCATAAATGTCTATATTATTAAATTCGGCAATACCATTGTTGACTGGAACGGTAATATCATCTGGAATTGAATAAACGTAACTTATTCCACTAAATGTTCCGGTTGAAGTCGCAACAATTCCTTTTTTAAGTGTAAGTGTAAGAGGTTTTTGTGGAGAAGTAGTAGTAGTTGTATCTACAAAGAAAGAAACATTGGCTTTTGATGCAGTTCTGGATCTCGGAACATATCCAATGCTTCTTGCAAGAGATACTACATTTTCTCTTAGAGTCGCACTATCAATAAACACCTCATTGCTAATCATATTAGCGTTATATGAGGAAATATATGTATTATATGCAAGAACATCTAGTATGACTGAAAGATTGGATCCTTCAAAATCATAGTCTGTGAAATTTGAATTCGATCTTAGATAATCTCTAAGTGAAATCCTAATTTGATCGAAATCTAAGTTAGTGAAGTTGACTAGTGCCATTTATCGTGTTGGTTGTAATGCAAATGATAATTGTTGAGGTAATACATCAGCACCAACGATGTAATATTTAATAGTTACATTGAATTCATAATTTTCATCATTTGGAGTTACTTCAACGTCAATTAAACTCACTCTTGGTTCATAATTTTCAATTGTATTTTTGATTTCGTCTCTTATAACAGAGGCACTTATATCATCAAGCATTTCAAAAAGAGACTGATTAATCCTAGAACCAAGATTTTGGTTAAAAAATCTTTCACCTGGTTGAGTTAAAACAAGATTGCGAAGTGATCTGGCAATAGCCGTCTCATTTTTAATCGCAATCAGATCATAATTCAGAGGATTAACCTGAAAGGATAAACTAATATCTTTAAATGACTTGCTTATCCTTTCAGCGGGCATGAAAAATAAGTAATTCTGTCTTATTTATTAGAGATTTTTTGATTCATAGAGTGGTTCAGTGCCATATTCCCAGTCATCATAGTCATTATCATTGCGAATTTGTGAATGAATTTCATTTTGATGGAAAAAATCATGCTTTTTAGGCGTCAAATCATCATTTGAGATCTCACGAAGCATTTTTTGCTTGTCAATTTTGGATTCCCAACCATATTCTGAGGACAAATACTGAGTTCCCCACTCATTTTTCATGAAATTTTGATCTTTATCCACTTGTTTGGTCATTTTTTTGCTCCTGATTTGTTAAATCAGAACTTTTTACGGGGTTGCTATCCCGAATATTTGTGATTTCGTACATAAAATCATCAGATGTCTCAATTTTGCGACGATTTTCGACGGAATATTCGGTCAAATCAATTTCATAACCTGGATTTTTGGTAATTCTATTCTTTGTCCACGCATCATCATACCATAATATCTTATTATTAGGGTATGCATAGAAATTTCCATTATCCATCTTGAAAAAATGAGCACATTTATGCTCTGGAGTCTCACTAAAATTAGTATTCAATGTAGATTTTGACTCCCATGACCAATCAAGAGTAAACATATAAGTTCCTTCATTCTTTTCTCCTTTGTAATTGATAAGTTCAGCACGTTTTCCATCCAATCTTGAACGAACTTGAACATCAACATAAGGAGAAAAGCAATCCCACCACATACACTCTTCTAACTCTGGAACTGGAGCATCAGATTTCCAACAAAATGCATGAATAGGTCTACGAGTCCAGTTAACGCCATTTTCTAAAAATGCTTCAAAGAGAGGTACATGCTTCTCTAAGGACGCTACAGAGTGTACGTCGCATAAAGTTACCTCTCCGTGACCTTTTTTATGATTGTAGAGAAATTCATTACGAATATAACAAGTAATTGTTGGAAGATTGTGATTTAAATATGCCATAACACCTAACAAAAAAAGCAGGAATTACTTCCTGCTTTATCTATAATATTAACCTTTACCTTGTCCGCGATATTTCTTTTTACGTCCATTACGAGAGGTTGCACTCAACAATGTACGTGGAGAACGTCCTTGACGTGTCTTCTTCGGTGCTCCTGGTTGAAACAGTACTTTATTACTTCCACCTTTAGCCATTTGTAATTTCCTCCATTTCAATTAAAGTTGGATCAATGTCTTCTCCCGAGTAGAAACGCTCTGAGAAGTCTTCAAGAATCTCACTACAGTCTTCCATAGTGAGATTTGTATAAATTTTACGACCTTTATATAAAAGATTGTAGAGTTTTTTTGTCATCAGATAATACGAGTTTTCTCATGCCCCACTCTGATACGAGGATCGCACCAGATTTCAAACCCCGCCTCTTTAGCATCAAGACAGAATGAAACATCTTCACCGCACATATCTTGAACTTGACCAGACTCAAAGACTTGCATCTTAGGAGCAAACCAAGGATATTCGAGGTTTTCAAAGACACCCTTCTTGATGAGTACCCAACCAAAACCAGTGTAATCAACAGTGAAAGGTTTCCGACGCTTCTGAATAGACTCAACGGTTTCATGATTCATCACTCCACCATTCTTGCGGAAATCATCTTCCTCTAACCAGTGTGCGACAGAAGTTGTGTGTCCATCCTCTGTAGCATACCAACCAGCAGTGATTTCACGCTCAGTGCCATCTTCACTCAGAGAAAGATCACAAAGTTGCCAGAATTTGTTTGTGTCAAAGACAATATCCGAGTCAATCCAAAGTTGATAATCATATTGCAGTTTACCATCCCAAGGAATTTGCTTTGGTCCACGAAGTACATTTGCACCCAAACATTTGCAACGTGCAAAATTAACCATTGATGAATAATCTTGAGAGATCTGAATACTCATTCCATTCTGTACCATATCAAAGCACAGTTGTACAAAGTTCTTCAGAAAAATAAAAGAGCACCCACGTCCAGGTAGGCAGAATACAATACTCTTTCCTCGCATCCTTTCTTTAATCGCATCAATATCCCAGTCTTCTTTTTTGGATGTTGGTGCTGTTGCTTTTACAGTAAATCCTTTTGCCATAAGTTAAATTAACCTTCAGATCAATTTTATCAGTCTATATATGCTCTTGTCAATTCATTAATATGATGATTCTCTAACTGCCTGCTTGTTTACTAACAGTTCTTCGTAAGTTAAATCATCACCTGCATATCTGGTATCGAGTATATCAATCAATCTATTTAAAGTACTCCAAGTGATTTTAAATTCTTCTTCTTTTAATGAATGAAATAAACACTTATTCTTTGCATAAATGTGATACAATTTTTCAGTTGCCGTCATAAAAAAATGTCTCCGGAATTTTTTTTTCAGTCTTATTTTGTCACTGCATTATATATCACAATCATACAAAATCCTAGTGCGATAAAAAAAGGACGTGGATAACGAATCATCCAACCAGCTAGGACAACCTTCCAGAAATTCCAATATGGTGTCCTCCGATAATATCTCATTTTTTCTTCTTTTGCTTTCTTGCATCATTTTTTTGTGCGCAAGATCTTTCTGCACCTTTTGGTTTATTTTTGTTGGGGTGACTCTTACCGTTCTTATGAATCCATTCAAACACTTGGAATACCTCCGGAAAATTTTTTTGAGATTGATATTTAGAGGTCGATTTGTCACCTCTGTAGGTTAAGGTAGTTGGACGTTTTTATAACCGCTACGCCCGATATAAACAATAACAAAATAATCGCACATACTGCCTATTCACTATAACGACAATTCACGATTATCACTATAAACAATAACTGTCAATTCACGATTACACGTTAATTATAATACACGAAACATCTTTCTAATGATATAATTGACGGCGGACACTAAATTATACTTAGTGTCCGCACGGTTAGTTATATCACCATCCGAACTTAGTGGCGCAGATAGGACCGATGCCACGCTCAATTGACTGAGGATCGGTTAATTCACGACCGCAACATGAACACTCACCTGATACCTTACCGTAGCGGATTGCAGCGGTGAGAGGATCTTTAGACGCTGACATGATCACCTCTTTAACATCATCGGAGAGGCGAGAATCCATGCCGATACGTGTCACTTTGCCAAGGTACTTAGGTTGCAAACCATAGTTACCTTCCTCCTTTTCAGTCTGTGATGTAATCCACAAAGCACTAAGATCACGGTTTGGTTTCACATTAACGCCGTCAAATCGCAGCGTCAGACGCTTAGCACCTTTTGCTTTTGCTGCCTCGAAAGCATTAAACAGTGCCTCAAACTGCGATACCTGAGTATCATCGAACTTGGCAACATTCTGTTGCTTAGCGTTATGATCAACTGCCAACTTATGCGACCAAGCATACTGAGCAGGTGATAGTTTGTGAAACTTAGCAGCAAGATCTTGTGCGAAACTAGAACGTTGCGAACGTAAGGATTGCAGAACCTCAGCATCAGTAAGATCTGAGGTAAAGTTAATCAAACCGTCACGCTTAGTTGTGACACTAAACTGCTGCACTTTACGCTCAGTTTCACACTGCGCGAGATCATACTCTAGGTTTGCTGCTGCCTGAGGATTTGTGCCATGCAGACCGCGCAGCACGCGCTCTAGCAGCGCGTCGGTCTCATTGTGGCGTGCGGTGGTGGTGGCAGGCATGGATCCATTGCGGATTGCTCCGCCATCCTACAGCAGATCTGGCGGATTCTCACTGCGGTGACTGATCAGTTCTGCTGATCTGACTGATAAGCGATCCGAATGTGTTTTTTTGTGAAAACCGGTTGACGTATTCTCCGGATCGAGTAGACTACCAACAGGCGCACCCTGCGCGAAAATATCAGTATCATTTAAGAGCGCACAGTTAGTATAAAGAACTGTGAGTGCGCTAGGTGTTAATTAGCGCACTCATGAGTTTGTGTTAGTTATCGTTGAACATTTGCTCAATCCAGTTCATTAACTCTCCGACATCTACTTTACAGTTAGTCCATGAAATTGCAGTGCCGTAAGTATCAATGAATTCCTCACCTAAGTTACAGCAAACTGCGAAATTGAACGCTTCAGGATAGGAAACTGCGTCAGGCATTGGTGATACTTAAGAGGAAGGATTGCGTGAGCAGTTTTATATCTTGCTCAGGACAGTTAGGTTAACTTAATCAGTCAAGTCTGGCAGTGCCATTAAACTCAACACCTCCTTCCTTAGTTGACAGGAACCACTGGTAATCTTTCTGATAGATTCTCTCACCATTGCCATGCTTTTCAAGAATAGCGTTCAGGCGCGATTTTGTGGTGTTAGTTTGATGTCCAGCATCGAACAGTTCCAACCACGTATCACCAACCATTGCGATGAGATTGTCATACAAATAGACAAGAGATACGCCTTCTTCATAGACAACTTTAGTGTTGTCTTTCTTCCAGTCGATCTCATTTTGGATCGCTTGATTCATCTGGCGTTCGATTTGGCGCATCGGTCGAATCCGTTTCAACAAAGGTATAATTGCACCGATCGCGTACCATGTCAAGCATTTTACAATCAGTTTTGCTTATCTGTCACATAAGATTTTTTATATGAACATTTGTGAAAAACACTTGACACAGAATCTAGATCGTGTAGAATACCTCTAGAGGCATCCTGCGCTGAAATAATAGTATAACAAATAGAAAAAAAGAGTTAGTATAACTAACTCCTTTTACGAGTTTGTGTTACTTAGTCAGTAACAGTTCCATTCATCCTCAGCAGGAACATACTCCACATAAAACTCACAATCAGGTTCGCTCTTTTGCATTATCTTCATCTCTTTATATGCTGAGGATTCGCTATAAAAACCACGTCCAGTTGTGCCACTCCTTGAACCAAACTCATCAGTGATAGATGCAAAGATCTCAAACATGACGAAAAGTGTAAAGAACTGGTGAGTCAGTTTAGTGACATAACTCAGGTCAAATCACCTAGATTCGGTGACGCAAACCAGCAGGCAGTTCGCGGTTCCTACGTGTTAATTCCATGCCGTAAGTGCACGCCTGATCAATATAGTAACCCTCGCGAATTGGATCAAATCCACGCATTGCCTTTTCTGCCTGTTGACAGTCTTTGATAATATATTTCAGCGTATATGCGTCGCAAACTTTAGCGTGATCCTCCCAACGTTGGAAGTCTTCAGGAGTGGCGAATTTGCTGAACATTGAATGAATCAACCTCGACCTTTATATAATTGCACAGATCCAGCGCCTTTCTAGTTACCTTGTGCCAGTTAGCGAACTGGTTTTTTTTGTCTCTGATCCTGGCGATCTGAGCGCCTGGCATGGTAGACTGTAGAAGACAAGCAAAGGAACGCGGGCGGCGTGATGATACAAAACAGGTCACTCATCCTGCGCTGAAATAATAGTATAAAGAATTAAATAGCAATCCTTAGTTGATTCTTTACATTTAACTAAGTATAAACAATAAACTAAGGAGTTGCTGACTATAAAAATCAGCAACTCCTCAAGAGATCTTTATACTTAATCAGCGAAACCAGAGTGCATTAGTAATAAGATCTCCTGCGCCGCCAATGTCATCACGAACGATGCGGCGGAGTGCTTCACTACCGTCTTCAGTATTGTGCATGGCAAGGATAAGATCAGTCGCCTGATCTTCAGTCAGTGTTTGGATCAGCAGATCGGCAATTGTGCGGAGGTGCATGGTGAAGAACCTTTCGACTCACTTAAGTTACAGCAGATCCTGGATCCTGTCAAGCATCAAACGATCAGCAATGCTAATGTGTCAGTTTGTGAAAAACGCTTGACAAGAGATCTAGAACTGCTATAATTAACGCAAGCGCACCCTGCGCAAAAATAACACTATAAAGAATTAACTAAGAATCACTAATTAATTCTTTATACTTAGTTAAATGTAAAGAGGACTTCGTGAGGTTTATATTCACGAAGTCCTCTCACAGTTTCTATCAGTAATTCATGAAACTGTACTCTGTAAAGAGATGTTGTTCAACCAGATTACCATCCTGATCTACCTTCTCAAAATTCCAAATATGATTATCACCTACACTTTCAGGATCCTGTAAATAAGAATACAAGAATTTGGAATCATCAGTAATCCAGCAACCACATTCAGGTTGAAAAGTATAACCTTCTTTAATCAGACGTTCCTTAACAGTCATGAGAAGAATTGATTTCGACTCTTATATAATTGCACAGATTCTGTGTTTGTGCCATTACCTTGTGCCACCTATCAGACTGTCCACAATATCAACCACTACCTCTCAGAATGACTATAATGGTCTTGCACTCACCCTGCGCGAAAATAATAGTATAAACAACTCAAAAAAAGAATTAACTATACTTTCACATTTATCTGCAATTCTACTTTCCTGCAGGTATTAGGACTCATTCACGAATTCATTCACGAAAAAACAAAAAGTATAAAAAAAGAGAGGCAATGTTACCTCTCTTTTCTATTCACGAAGATCTAAGAATCAGACGAGTTGCAGTACATTAGCACGAACTGCTTTATTCACAAAACTACCAACAGATTCACCTTCTTCGATAACATCGTTGAGGTCATTCTCCCATGCTTCAATGTCAGAAACCATATAGGTGTAAGGTTTGCCATTGAACTCGATTGTAACCTCATTGTTAACAACGTCGCTGATAGCAGTGATCACGGAACTGGTGAACTTAGGCATGATGATGAAAAGAATTAAGGAACAGTTGAGCAGTTTAGAGTCATACTCAGGACTATATGAAGTATTATGCTACAATGCTATTCACAGTCTTTTTAGCAGTACCATGTGCAGGAAAAGCAATCACAAACTCACGATCTGCTTTCTGACACAAACCACAAGTGGCGCAGGTAACACTATCATGAATCATTGCAGGACAAACAATAACCTTACGACCACTTTCAGTCTTAAAGAATCGACGTGATTCTTCTGAATTCACGACAGCAACGGCAGGAATACCGTGCTCTGACATAACTTTATCTGCCACTTCTACGGATTCTGTGCTAGCATTAACAGTGAAACCTTTAGAGTTACATTCACGAATCACGTTAATGTTATGATCATTCAAAGGATGATGGGTATAAGTATAACCACGACGACCACGATTTGCATTCACTAACTGTTGCGTTTTATCTGCCTCAATGTCACCAAGACCATTATGTGGCAGGTCTCCACTTACATTATGACGCCAGATTTGACCTTTTGCAATCTTACGGATTGCCGATACAAATTCATTCCAAGGAAGACCACGCTCGCCTTCAGATACCTTACGCCAATGTAATGCTTGAGGACCTGATTTAGCATAGCAACCTTTATCATAAAAGGCGCATCCTTCCCAACACGATGAACGCTCACTAGTAGTAGTTGGGATTGGTCCAGTCTTAACGTTGCTGGAGACCATCGTGAGAGCGACTTGCATCGGATTGATTCCTGACGACTCATTAAGAATACACCGATTCTGGCGCTGTGCCGTCACCTTGTGCCAGTTCTCAAACCGCACACTCACACTCTCCATTGCCTCTCAGATGCTCTATACTAAGATCACAAGCAAAGGAGAGGCGAAAACCTCAGCGACAACAACTAAGGTACTCATCCTGCAAAGAAATAACACTATAAAGAATTAAATAAGAATCCTTGTTTTATACTTTACATTTAACTAAGTATAAAGAATCAAATAAGGAGTTGCTTGGTATAAACAACTCCTTAAGTATCAAGAATCAGATCACAAGTTCAATCCAATAACAATCATCACAATCACGATCTTGGTAGAGGTCACTACGAACAAGATCTTTTTGAATCAATGCACTCAGAACACCAGCACAAACTTTATCACTACCGAAAGGATTAAGTTCATGCAACCAACCACATCCCGGTTCATCCATTCCTTCAATGATAGATTTCATCAGTTGCTGTTCTTTATCAGTGAGGATCATGAGGTGAATCTCTTTGACCTTTTAAGAATACAGGAAAAAGACGCCAGTGCCAATACCTTGTGCCACTAAAAGAACTGTCCACTAGAGGTGCCTGGGAGCGTCTCTATGCCTTATGATATAAGAGTCAAAGGCAAAGACACCTATGAGTGTTTAATTTACAATTTAACGAGGTCTGATGTAGGACTGATGACGACAACAATCGACACTTCTCCTGCGTTCTTATAAACTTTATATTCACGAAAAAAGAGTTCTTTATACTTTTACTTTTTCATGAAATTCTACTGCCACAAACGAACTCTGATACCTGCAGAATCTTATTCACGAAAAAAGAGTTCTTATAAATCTAGACAGCAAAAAACCTCCGAAAAGTTCACTGCTTTTTCGGATTCTTAAGTGTTTTTAGTTAAACTTAAACCTCATATACATGCGACGAATGGAGAATCTAGTGATAAACTCCTGGTGTCTGATATAACAAAACTCATAGGAACTTAGGTATCATTCTGATTCTGAAATAGCATTGAATTCTTTATATCTACTGTGAAAGACTTATTCTCATCGGGTAAACCGCCTGTTGATGCTCTCTGAGAAAGAATTGTACTTGATTCAGTATAAGAATTATACTGTTTCTATGAGTTTATTTATATAACTTATTTGTTAAATCACCACTTATCAGGACACGACAAATCTTCAACATACGCTGATACTCTCTCTGCAGGTTCCAGTTTGAATAACTTTTCCCAATCAATCTGGTGCGGATCCATATCACTGAAAACTTCAAGATCCAATGTCACGCGATAACGAACTTTCTGTGCTTGTTGAAATGCAACCGACATAAGTGTGCTCCTGGTGTTTCTGAAACTATTGTAGGATGCTGTGGCGTGGATGTCAAGGTCTGTGGCGTATTTATGGTGTCCTGGTGTAATTTTTGGCGGACTTGTGTGGATTTTATGACGGGGCGTTGACAAATTGGTGGAGTGCGGGTATAATGTTCGCTAAGATAACGACTCCTAGAGACATTTAAAAGACTATAAACACAAGGTCTGTGTACATTTAAAAACACATAAGTATCGGCACACAGAGACATTTAAAAGACTATAAACACCTCTTAATTGATACTAATTCTTATCATTATCACCTTTTAATAACAATAAGTATCAAGAGAGTTTGAAAGGCAATATACGTTTTTTAATACATTTTTAATTAATTTTATACCATTTTAACGTTATATTGTACTAAAAAACAATAAAAAAGAGAGGTGTTATCCTCTCAGTGTTATATTCACGATTCAGAATCTTTGCCTTTCATATCTTAATTCATCCCATCCATTACGATTATATTCACGAACATCATAATCCTCTGCACTCATATAATCATCATGCTCTGAATCTTCATCATGACAATCATATTCACGGAAAGTTGTTTCAATCATCAGACAGAAAGTTCAACAAAGATTTGTTTAATGTTCAATCCACACAATTGATTATAGACACGATTAAGTATCAGTTTATCAGCACTTTCTGCATTTGATTTTTCATGCCAAATTGTAGTGCATCCATCATTGGTTTCTACTCTGACGCGATAGTTTTTCATTTGAAGTAGAATGAATGAACGTCAGTTTCTTCGTTGTATTGAATAATGAAATCATTGATCTCTACATGATCACTTTCTTCTACAAGTTGAGCAAACTCAGTAACATTTGCAAACGGAAGTGAAGGAATGATACAATCACCAAACTCATCAAAAGAGTTAATGCAATTACCGATGAATTTCATAATCAGTCATCACCAAAGTTGTTAGAGAGAAAGTCCTCAAGTTCATCAAGTTTACTATCACTTAAGTTCCAAACATATTCACTGATGATTGTTTCTAACAGATCAGCATCTTCACGACACTTTTCTTTCAGAAACCACTCAAGTTCAGTTCGGTTAGTCATCTTCTTGCGATTTGGAAGTGAGATCATGATTCAATGATTTTGTATTGAAGTGATTTAATGCACCAACCTGTATTGTTGGTGATTGTATCAGTCAACTGCTCTTCAGTTGGTGAAGTCCATAAACATGAAGTTGCTTCTTCAACAATCTCATTCATTTCATCTTCAGTGAGATCTTCATCATCAAAGTCGAAGATAATCTCAGTGATTTTATAGTAATTCATGCTACAATCTCCATCCATTGCGAATCATTACAAAATACAATCATTGGTGCTCCGTGACATTGGGCAGACCAATCAAATGCAACATCAATTGCATGATGTTCTGATGTAAAGAACTCTTTGTCTTCAGGATTGAACTTTGGAGCAACTGACCATGAAGTAAACATCTCAGGCAATCTCCTTCAAAATATCATTATAATGCTCTTCAAACATATTCCATTCTGCTGATGTAACATAAGACCAATTACATTGGTCAAGAATCCAATCAAGTGCCTGATCAAAATCAGCATCGGTTTCTAACACAAACTGCTGTAGAGATTGCAGTGCTGAGAAGAATGAATCTCGGTTGGTCATGTCGGTGTGTTGTTTTCGACTCTTTTAATATACAGGGTTTCGGTGCCAGCGGTTGATTGTGTGGACAGTCTGAGAATTGGCACAATGGTAGGATCTGCTGGTTCCTGGTGCTGTCTTGAATGCGTCTCGCTGAGAACCATTGGTATGACTGGTGCGAAAACATGAAAAACTTGCAATTTCACTTGTCAGGTACAAAGACTTATGTGCTCAAATGAAAAATCACAAAAATCAGTTTTTAACACAAATACAAAAAAAGAGGAGTGTTAAACTCCTCTTTCTTAGTTTCAGAACTTAATCGGTTCAGATGTTGGTTGTGCAGTACAACTTTCTTCTTCAATCAGACGATCAAGAATCTGCAGAATCTCATCACCTGTATTACATTTGCGAAGCATCGAAATCATCAGGTTGGAAGACATCATCAAAAAAGGAAATGAATGAACAAAAATGAAATCAGTTTAGTGTCTTGATTTAGGACAATTTGAACTCAAAACGTCCAGGACATTTAGAGTTCAGAACTTCATAATACCTTTGATTCGGTGTGCGACCGAGTGCAGGATAAAATGAATCTAACTGAACAAATGAACGGATTGCAATCTCAACAGCATCATCACTGTGAGTATCAAACTTCAGTCGGAATTGCTCAACAATCAATTCACGATTATCAGATTGCTGAGATGGATTTGCAAACTTCAAATAAAGGTCTGCAAGATAGTCAACCTCAGCATCAGTCCACTCTACACTCACTCGAACTTTCTTGGTGTTGATTACACCAGAAGTCCAACTTTTCTTTTGATGAGTGAATGAAATTGCACCTCGAATTGCACGTTCGGCATTACGGAATGCAATCCGATCTTCACGATCTTCAAATACATTCAGAAGACCAAACTTTTCAACGCGATCTTTGTACTGATTGTAGAAGTCGGTTTGTGTCATGATTGAATCAAAAGGTAACAGTTTTGACATCATTAGCATACCTTTCGGCATACTTTCCTGCAATCAACAATGAACTACTAAAACCAAGATACTGACCTTTAGAATACATTGCCCAGATCAGTTGTTTGTTTTGAAGATCAGAACAAGGAGAGAAAGTAACGTTTTTCATGCTTGTGCAATAACTTCCAGATCACCATGCTTCAGAGCACGATGCAATTCGCGACCCCAAGATGTTGCGTTCCGTGCTTCTTCATCAGAAAGAAGATCAATCCAACGCAGTGCTTCACCATCATCTTCAAAAGCATACTGATAGATTTTATCAGGATTGCTGTTGAAGATTACCAGCAGATCATAGGTTCCTTCAAGTTCTCCAGAAATGACAGAAAGTTGAGAGATTGCACTACTGTTCACGGATTGATGAACAAAAGTGCGTGAAGCGGTTGCAGTGGTCATGTCGGTGTGGTTGTTTTCGACTCTTTTAATATACAGGGTTTTGAGCACTGTGCTCATTTACTGTGCCAGTTTAGAGATCGTCCATCAGAGCAGCGGTGATCACATCACCAGCACCACCCAGATCATCTCTCACAATGCGGCGGAGCATCTCAGCGCCTTCGATGGTAGAGTGCATCTCCTGAATGTTCTCAAAGGTGCGCTCAGGATCCTCAAAGACGGAAGCGGTGATCATCTCACCGATGATGATCAGGTGTGCATCGTTGGCAGTCATTGGATTGGTTTCCTTTCTTTGACTCTTTTAATATACAGGTTTTAGGATGCTGTGCTCATTTACTGTGCCACTTGTATTTGTGGCACATATTGTTGTTCACGACGCTTCAATTCTGCAATCAATAGATTCAGATACTCATCTGCTTCTGGTGTTTTCAACAGTGCAGCATCTGCAATCTCAAATGATAAATCAGAATCATCAAGTTCCTGAATTTCTTGTGCAGAATAAAAAGCGAAATCAGTTGTCGAGTTCATATACAAGATCCTCAAGTTCTTTTAGAAGTTCAACAGTGAATCGTTCTACAATCGGTTCATCCATGAAATCTGAATGATATAAATCATTCTCATATTCATAGGCAAGTTCTTCATTGAAGTGTGCAAGATTTTCGAGTTGCTGTTCAATGCTCTGAATCAATTGTGCCTGATCCATATCAACCTCCACCATAAACATAGGAGACAACTTCTTCCTTCTCATAAGGAACATTCTCAATCACTTTGATTGTTGCCTGATTAAACTCTTTTTGCATATTTTCTTTGAGGTAATCACTATTGCCAGATGCAAACTCTTTCATAAAAAGTTCTTCACAATGCGGCAGAGATTCAGCAGCGATTACACACATTCCATCAGTGTAATCGTAAAGAACTTCATTGATAATGTAGAGATTCATAGTTCAATGCTCCAATCAGAATCAGAATTGAGATTAACCCAGAAGAAGTTTTTACCATTCAGTGATCGCAAAAACACACGATCACCTTTGTTTTGTTCAATTACACATTCAGATTCTTTGTTCATAAGATTGCAGAATCGGTTGCTTGCTTTCTTACTTTTTGGTGTCACAAATGCAGTGTTCATGATTCTGGTGAAATAATGTCAGCAATCAGTTGAATGTCATTTTGCGTTGCAGTAATTGGTGTTAATTTGGCAGAAACGATCTGCTTGTTGTTCTTGATACTCGTTCACAGTAGCATGAGCAGCAAGACCAACTCTTAGACCAAGAGCAAGAGTAGCAATCAGAAATGCAATTCTCATTTTTTTGATTTTTTGTGACGATAAGATGCAGAAGGGTCAGGATCATAAAGACCGCCACCAGAGCGATCTTCAAGATAAAATAGAAACGCGAACATTGTCACAATAAACCCACCTAAAATCAACATAATCAGCAAGCACCTGCCATGAAGTTGTATTCTTGAACCAGATCAATGTTGTCACCAGTGATAACATAATCAAGTGCCAAACGTTCATCAATCTCACGTTCAGCATCTTTCTTAGTCAGACACTTTCTGGAAATAGTATCAACACCTTTCCAAGAAAGAACCTTGAGAACATGATCGGAACAATCTTCGATAGGATAAAAACCTACGAGCATTGTGCCATCTTTGGATTGCAGTGTCGGAAACTCAGTCATAAGTGGTGTTCCTTTGACTCTTTAAGAATACATGATTTTGGCGGAGAAAACCAGAGAGTGTGCCAGAAATCGAACTGGCACACTGCATCTAGTTTATATCAACGAGCGTAAAGATTATTCGTAAGTTTCAACATTTATGACACCTTTGTGAGATTTGCGGTCGCCACGCCTAACAGCACGAAGATGTGAGGCACTATAATCATTTTCATATGCCCAAGTATCTAATGAATAAACTTCAAGAATAGTTCCATCCTTAAATGTCAATCTGTGGTTTTTAGCAGTGCTGGTGTAATCGTGGTTTTCAATAGATTTTTTCTTATGGCAGGTTGAGCATAATAACTGACATTTTAACGCTTCTTCATAACACTTATCAAAACCATTACTATTCGCCATTGTGCCAATAGATTTGTATTTTGTAGATGGGTCAATGTGGTCAAAATGTAAGTTTTCTGTAGAACCACACTTAACGCATTTGTTTCCAAATGCTTTGTGAAGTTTCCACATTCTAGATTGATAAGGTGATAACATAATGGTCTGGTGTTTATTGTATTTATACAAGATGAACCAGACCACTAACATCACTTCAAGTAGAGGTATCCTCCCGACCATTCGGCACTTTCAAAACACTTTTCGCGAGAAGGAATAGAAAGTAGATTATATCTTTCACCTTTTGCCGGAGTTTTTACGCTTGCAGGTTTCAGAACTGAACCAGTTTGCTTATCAATAAAAGCATGAATACTGTCACGCCGATCTCCAATATACATCCAAATTTTATGATACTTACGACCAGAACTATCCAGTTCATAGAAGTAATTATCTGGTGCGTCTTGCTTGAGAGCATCGCACAACATCAAACTATACTTAACAATGTTAAGTTGAATAGTATTCTTTGCGTCTTGCTGAACAACAAAGTCGGAGAAAACAGTAGTCATGTGCTTGAATTGCTTTGACTCTTTAAGAATACATGATTCTGAGCACTGTGCTCATTTACTGTGCCACTTGTACAACTGTCACCAGGATCCTCTCTGAATATGGATTTTCTTGATTTCTTGATAAAGGAACTGACGAAGTTTAGGTTCGGAAGTGTTATCAAAAGCATAATAAAGACGACTTAGGTATTCATCTTGTGTTGCACCAATGCTACCATCACCACCAATGTCATTAAGTGATGATCCTGCAACAACTTTTGATTTTCCAAAATTACCTGAGACACGTCCAGTTGTTCTCAATTTCGGACGAATCTTTGAAAGGTTAGAGTGAGTCATTCTTCATCCTCACAAGGAAACATTATATCATATTCTTCATCAGTGAGAGTAAGAAACTCTACATCAACACCTTTGTGATCTTCAGCATACATCAACTGATAATGTGCAAATGCAGTAGGATCATTGCTTCCATATTCAACAATACCATCAACAAGGCAAAGATAATTCATTGTGCAATTACATCCAGAGTTTCAATCAGCATCATTGAAAGTTCCACCTGATGCTCATTATCAACCACCTTAATATCTGACTCTACAAACTCTGATGAAAGTTGTTGTAGAAGATCAGTGTTTTGGAGTTCTGCAAATACATAAGCAGCAAACTCATTCTTAAATCCATCACACAAAAGTTGCAAAGATTTTGTCATAGTTAGTTCTTCAGTAGTGTTCATCATTTGAAACTCACATTCACGCCAACAACTTTTGCCTTAGGATTCCTCGCCATGGCAGTTTCGCGGGCATCTTTTGCATTGGTTGCTTGCACTTCCTCTTTGAAGACTTTACCGCCAACGTAGAGATCAACAATGTACTTCATAATCAGTCGCGAAAAAGGTGTTGAACAAGAATAACATTTGCTGCTCCTAGAAAATAAGCAAGCACTACTAAAAATACAGTTACCATCAGTACAGAAGAGAGAAAGAACCGCAGAACTTACGAACCCACTGCAGTGTATCATAATGACTGCGTGGTTTTGACATCACCATGCTGGTATTGTTCTCAGGATTGAGAGCAATAGCAACATATTTGTTGTCACCTTCTTGAAACTCTGGTGTAACCTCTTGAATGAACATTTGGCGCACTGCACCTTCTTTCCAGTTGGTAACGTAGTGAAAAACCATGTCGTGTGTGGTTTGATTCAACAAAGTCATTCTAAGCGCAGTGTGGGTCAATCTGAGAGGTCTGGTGGACAGTTTAGAGACTGTCCACCTTTTACAAATCAAATATATTCTTGTGCGATCGAGATAGCATCATCAAACGTGCGAACATCTTCTGCCACACATTTAGAACAACCAGGGCGACCAATGCTAGAATCAGCATCCTGAACATTCACCCAAACATCAAAAGAATCATAAGCGATTCCTGCAACATAAGTGTTACCATTGATAGGATCCTCTTTAATCAGTTCAGAAGGTCCACGACGAGCACGATGATTGATAGAAACCTTAGAGTTTCCAATCATTTCATACACATCAAAACTATTAGACTTCATGCGACGATAACAAACTTTCATGAAATCATCAGAGAGATCGTTGCCAGTCTCGAACAGAATCATGGTTTGAGTTGCAGTCATGAGGTGTTTGTCTCAACACAGATACAATACACCATTTAGAGTGCTGTGCACATATTGTGTGACAGTTCTTCAAGTGTCACCGAATCAGAAATTACCCTCTCATTGTACCCATCGTCCTACCAGTCTTTGGATTCATTTTTGCTTTCAATACCTTCGTATAGATCTTGTCTCTTTTTTGTTTTCCTTTTATTTTGTCTTCACCACTCATAATTCCTGAAGGTTCTGACGTAACTTTATCACCTGGTTTTGCACCTGCTTTTTGAAGTGCTTTTGGAACCGATTGCACTTCTTTCCTGAAACTTCTACCTCTTGAGATTAAGTCTTCTCGATCATTTTTGGCATG